TATTCAATGGGTTTTATCATAAGAACGTCACGCTCCCCAAGTCGGTCACGGCCTTTTGTCGGCTCGATACGGGAATATTGTTCTCGCTATAAGTTGTGCCGTCCGCACTTATTTGCAGCGTGAAGTCTGTCACGCCGGAAGTGGCCGAGAAGATAACGCAGGGGAGGCGGTTGAAAATTACAGGCTCACCGATAGGGAGCCCGCCTTTGACATCGCCGCCGATAAATCTGACAATCGCCTCAGTTATCCGATCAATGCCGTCATGTGGGAACGAGGAACTTGTCACAAGGTTTGATATTCTGACAAACACATGCACCGGGTCGGGTCGGCTGAACTTTATATCATAAAGCTGGCCGCTCGCGCTGAAAACGGGTATTGACGTCGAGCCGTGGGTCTGAATACCAGCAGCCTTACGTCGGAATATCTGCCTTGCGACGTCCTCGTCTAGGCCACCATAGACAACGAGTTCAAAGGAGTGGGGGGGTAAATCCTGCACAGTATCCCAATGGTCTGTATCGTTTTCATATCCTTTTACACTTAGAACACCCTCGACGTTTTGAAGCACCTCGGCTGCTATCGCGTCGATGTTCACGCCGCCCGCGAAGTCAACGGAAGCATAGTATCTTTCCCTGTATTCGGCGGGCGTCTCGGTATTGCGGCCCCCGTCAAAGGCTGCGGGATTGGTGACGCTTTCTATGCCGCCCATCGGGTTTATGATGGTTGTTACGGTGTTCGCTGCCGTGTTTCCCTCCGGGCCGTGGAGTACCGCCCGCGCAGGGAGGCTAACGCTGCCACCTGAGATAATCCCCTCTGTGACGACGACGTACTGTGTCCCGGCAATCGTTGCTGCCAACCATCCGACCGGGACGAGCGTATCGTCCTCGCCGCTGATGAGGAGATAGCCGACCGCCTGTTGTGCGGATAGCAGCCGGAGCCCTATCGCGCGTCCGAGGTTGTATAGGCTCGTACCGACAGCCGTGTCAATGAAACGGCTGTTGTATACATCCTCTATCGTGGAAAACAAAAGGTTGAGAGCCCAAGCGAAAATGCGTAGGAACAGGCCAAGAGGGGAACGGACGGTCAAGTTTGCCTTATTGCCGAATAATTCCCGTGCCTTAAATTCGAGCGCGTTAAGCAGTTCGGCGTAAGTAGGTCGCCGAAAACCACGGTCGGTCAATCCCCATTCATTCATATTTGACATTAAGCTCTCACCTCCATGCTTATGATCTGCCCACTATAAAGCCGACCGGAAAACTCAGCCGTAATGTGCCTACCGTCGATATCGGCTTTTAGGCGGTCTATTTGGGCGACATCGCTCTCTTGGAAAATGGCCTCGCGGTATACTTCCTCGGCTTCATCGTTCGCAAGCTCATAAGGTTTTTTGCCGAGAATGCGCTCATATTCCGTGCCATGCGTAGTATCGAGAAAAAACTCGTTTTTGTGCGTTTGAAGCGTGAGGCGGACGCATTGCGCGGACGTCATATCGCAAAAGATACGCTCTATGAGACCGTCCTCGTCAAAAGTAAGATCGCGAGTTTCTGGGTCGATGTTCAAAGTCATGTTGCTGTCTGCCATATCACACCTCCTCATATTCTGAATGATCTAATCCCCAGCGTTTACGTTGCCGCTGGCCGACGTTATCGTGCCGCTGCCTCCGGGGTATGTGACTGTGTCGCCTAATGTCCCCGGTCACGTTGAAGTCGTACGCGTGCGACGGGATGATCTCGCCTGTGCTCTTATCTTTGACATATTCAACTGACAGGATAGGCCATTGAAGCAAGACGAGCTCTTGTGCGCCGGAGGCGACGTACTCTTGCGTATATGTTTGTTTGCCGAGATTCCGCCCTGTCTTGCGCTCAATCCACGCCGAAACGTAGTTGATTAGATTTGTGATAATAATGTCGCGCTGCTGGTCGATGTCGTCCGGCGATATACCGAGCATGGCTTTCATGTCGGCCAGCGTCGTCAAGGCATTGGGGGCGAGAGGCGGGGAGGGCGGTTGATTCGTTTTATCTGACATTTGCGTCACCTCCGTAACGGCGGCTATTCGCTGCCTTTTCCACCCATTGCGGCGATGATAGCGTCGGCGCGTTCCGTGTTGTTCTTGCACTCGGAGATATCAACGCCGCGCTTGGCGGCGAGTGCTGTGAGCTCCTCTGTTTTGAGCTTTTTGATTTCCTCCGGCGTATCGGCTTTGATCTCCTTTGCCGGGTCGGCCATCTTGTTAGACGACGGGCCGGGATATTTTCTAGGCATGGTAATCCTCCTTTACACCGGGGCATACTGCGCGTCGCCAAAGGCGCTGTGCGTGACGCCGTCCTCGTCTGTCCACGTACCGTCAAGGGTCGTGTAGGTTTCGAGGCCGAGTTGTTCACCGACGAGTAAATCAGCCCAGTTCCCGAAGAACATTTCAGTCTCATTTTTGTCGTCAATCGGAATCTGGTTGCTGACTTTGTATGGGAAGCGCAGGAGCTTACCGTCGTTCATTTCCTCGCGATAGATGTACGCGCCCGTGGTGGTTTTGAGGTTCATGAGGTAGCCCTCCATCATGGAGTTGAACGTCCAGCCGAGTGTGAGAAGTCTATGCCGAGGGCTTTTGCGGCCTCGGCTGCTTGCTGTTCAGTGAAAGCCATATTTTTTTCTCCTTTCTGGCATAAAAAATACCGCCTGTAAAGGCGGTTGACATAGCATTGACGAGTTGATATAATTGACATACAAAAGGCGCTGCCGGTAAACGGTTAGCCTAAGATGTTACGGAATGAAAATAGCCGCAAACCTTTGACTGAGGGCGGCTATTTTCGTTTTCCTTTGTCGCGCAGAATTGTTATTACAAGGACTGCAAAAGCAATCATTAACATCAACGCTTCATATGTACTCACGGCCTCACCCCCTCTCGGGGTATATTGGCTAACCGCGTACCGTTTGGCAACGCCTCCGGGAGCAAGCTCCGATTTTATTTTACTGGACAGTGCGGGGCTTGTCAACGTTAATCCTTAAAGCCCACCATATACGATATAGCAGTTGCAATTGATACTCTGTTCCGCTGAATCCGTGCCGCTGTATTCGGGGTCGCGAGGAAAGCGCATACCGTTAGAGAATTTTGCGCCGATGTCTACAGTTTCGCCGTTCATCTTCGCATGATCGGGGCGCGGATTCTTCTGCGGGCGGCTGCGCCATGTTTTAGTTGTAGCCCCTGCCGTTCTCATCATGTCATACTGGCCGGTGGTGAGGCTTGTTGAAACCTCCTGCTTTGCGATAAGCCGAGCGCGTTCTTTGTTGGTTTCCATCTCCTGCTTGATAACGGCGGCGATGGTCTTGGTGCTGTCACCGTTGGCTATGCCATCCGCCACAATCTGCCCGATGATATCTTTTGTGGTTTGCTCGATACCGACAATTCGCGCCCCGCCTTTTAATTTCGCAGTGCTGATAAGCTCCGGGCGTTGGACGGCAGAGACGCCATAAAGCCGCTGCGCGTGAGTGGCTCCGGTGTCGTATGCCTTACGCCAAAGTGGTTCATATATCTTGGAAAGAGCCTCGGCCTCCTGCGTCCAATCGAGCAGCCCCGTCACAAACACACTGCCTATTTCCTTTTGCTGTTCACCTGAGAGAATATTCCACGCTGCGAAGTCAACAGAGCCGTCGTCGCCTACATACTTTCGCACAGATTCCCACGGGTCGATGTCGGCTTTTTCGGTTTCACCCAGCGCGGCCATTATGCGGCGGGATTGTTCGCGGAAATACTTTAGCGTAGCGAGCTCGAACGCCGCGCCCATTTCGCGGTAGGCAGAGTCCTCCGACCGCTGCGCGGCGGTTAGGCTGATTTTTCGGACGGATTTGCGGCCATACACATCAAGAATTTCAACGATATCCTCCTCCTCCTCCGGCTCATCAATCTCAATAACTTCGTCCTCGACGTCGGTATACCCATCGGTCGGCAAAAATTCAGAGGTTTCATTTTGCATCTCCGCGAGAGCGTTGGTAAACTCGACCGGGTCTTGCTCTTCACTGATAAACACATCTGAGAATGATGCCTTGTAGGTATTGCCGCCGAGTTTGGCGGGTGCGTGGTCGAGGAGCTCGCGCCCTTCATCTTTCATAATGAGCCCGGAGTTCCAGCCCTCAAGGGCGCGCTTCATGTCAAATTCTTGGTTGCGCGGCACGATCTCGTCATAATGCCAAACGAGGTTGTCGCCAAAGTCGGGGAGTAGCTGCTTATTGACCGCTTCCTCGCGCCGCTGCAAACGAGGCCAGAGCACATTTTGAGAATAAATGAATTGCGCGGCTTCTGCTGTTGATCGGTTGCTGTTTTCAGTGATACCCATGATTTCACGGGGTACGCCGAAATGTTCCAGCATGGCGTCGCGGAGGTAAATTCGACCGGCTACCATATCCATGTCTTTCATGCTTTCGCCGACTTTTTCGATTCTGACTTCACCATTTACCGTCGCCATGCCGTGGCTCTTAAAGACGCCTTTGAAGGCCGCGCTTTTTCATGGCTTCTTTGCGTTCGAGTTCTATTCTGCCCGCGCTGTTTATCGTGAAACGGCGGTTTGATAGCTGCACCATTTGGCGGTCGTCGTTCCATAGGG